ATCGCAGACGTTTCACAATTTTCAAGAGCAGAAGTAGCATTGACTCCACGACCTTGTATCGTTTCTTCCGCGAGCCCAGAGCTCCAAGGGTGTTGATCAGCCTCAGTTCTGTATATGTAAGCCTGTACGATAAAACGTGTAGCACTTGCTTCAACCAACCTTGTGTCAATACGTCCATCTGGGTGATCCTTCCAATACTTAATTAAGCGTTCTTCTACTGTCTCGTAATCTTCTAAATTAAACATAGAGATCGTTCTCCTCTGTATGTAGCTGACCGCTTATTGCAGCGTACGCGACAAGGTCGACGTAAGTGTCTGACTTTGCAGTCTCCATGCTTCTTGCGATTTTGACCAATGCCATACACATCGCCACCTGATAATCCGTAACTGGCATTTCGAGGTATGAGCTCCAGAGTGCGGCAGTGCGCTGCATATTGTCGCTAGGGTGACCGTAATCAAGTCCTCGGTCTTGAATAGTAGCTCTCGCTTCGTTGAGATAGTCTCTAGCATTCATCGACCCACCTGCTCGAGTGTGCGCTGTGACTTGCGGTAAGCGATACGACCAGCAATCTTGCCGTGTTCGTGTCCTTTTGAGTAGCCAATGAGGAAGCCAAAAAATATGCCTACTAACCCCATCAAGATAAGTGCATGATCTGTATTCATTATCGCCACGATTCTGTAGCGTAGGTTGAAGTAATGAGCCATTGCTTTATTACTGAATCAAAGAGAACCGTATATTCCTCTTGCATGCCCTTGAGTAATGCCTTGGCTAAAACGACGTCTGAATAACGCTCGAACCAGTAAGCAACCTTGTGGCTGTAATTTACGATGCCATCTGTGAATCGACCTTCCTGAGCTTCCCAATCAGAACCATGGAATAGCATTGAAGTTTCTGTAAGTCTTTCAAAGTCCTGCTCTACTTCTGAAATTGTAGAAAACATTTGAGCCCTTTCTCGTAGTCCGTATTTCGGCTACAAGGGGAACTTTACGGCAATCGAGCTAGACAGCAACCCCTTTTTGATAACGAAACGATAACAATGTTATCCACAGTTTCATCGCCAAAATCAGGTCTAGCAAACCCTTCCATTATGAAAGCCCAAGCGATATAGCTTGCGCTAGGGATCTCTCTTGGGCTGTGACCCAATTATATCGGCTATCTAGTTCGTCCATAGACCTTGCCTTGCACGATAAACGTGCCGTTCTTCTCAATATGAATTAAGTCCACTTGCACGTTCTTGCCATGGACATACATAATGGCGAAAGATTGCTGCCAGTTCATCACCCCATGCGTGTACCCAGCCTTGGTGGTCTGCATAATGTGACCACATTCGACGCCTTGTAGGATACGCCCTACACGACCCCCAGAAGCCTCTGTAAAGGCACTACGCCCCGCTCTATGAGTATGACCCGATATAACGTTCTTACCGCGCCTACGAGCCCCCTCGAGGGCTGATAAGCCCCCTTGTGGCTTGATTGGTGTGTGGTCGCCGTGGACGGCTATCCAGTTAGGCGCAATGTTCATTTCGTCTTTGTGAAAGGTAATACCTAATTCGTCCATCTTGAGGAATCGTTCGAAGCGCAATTCAGGCAATGAGCCAAGAGCAGGAATCTTGCTACTTATCTGGTTATACAAACGGTCTGTGTGATTGCTTCGGATCATGTCCGTCACGCCGAGTTCCCAAAGAATGTTCACGGTTGTATTGCGGTTCTCATCGAGGGTCTGAGCGAACCACTCGGCTTTGCCCTCACTCCAACGCCCCAGTTCGGTCATATCCATTTCATCGCCGAGTGTTACTGTCTGGTCAGCCTTAAAGCTCTTACTAAATCTAATAATGTTGGACACGACATGCGAGTCGTGTAGAGGAATCTGCATGTCTGGGATTACCAATATGCGTTTAATCGTCGTCCTCGTCATCGTAGGGGATATTGTCTATGCGATTGGGAAGTGAGGGCAGAATCCAATCAGGATAAGCATCGCGATCTACGATAATTGCAAGAGCAATATCTATAGCAAAACCGCTACGGCGTAACGCTTTATACATCTCATTCAATGTAATAGCCCATGAATCTAAAGCGTTGTAAGTGTCAAGGTCGATGACCTTTTTCTTAGCCATGGGATAAGTGTTACTTACCTAACAGCTCGATGATTGTATCGACACGCACTTCTAAACGGCTAACTTGATCTTTGAGGCTTGACCCACTATTGGGCTTGAGTTCGCTTAAGTAATGTTTAATCATGAACTGGACATAAGCCGCAACGCCGCCAAGCACAGAGATAATGGCGACCGATAATGCCGCGTAGTCCTGTGCGCTCATTTCTTAGGCGTGGCGTATCCAAATACACCTGCGACAACTGAACCAAGGATTGCGCGGTAATCCAGAGCGAAGTTAGAGGTAGTACCCCACACTGCTAGGAAAGCGCCTACTGACATAACGTACGGATTCTTCATGTTCATTTATTCTCCTGTGAGTAGTGGGATTTGAAATGGTGAGCCATCTTTATCGCCCTTGCTCGTAAAACTAAAATGTGCGTGATGGCGGTGCTGATTGCTCCCCACATATTTACGCCAAACCCAAGCTTTCTTCGAGCTGGCAATAGAGCCATCAAATATGATGTAGGCAATTCTGCCACCGTCTCTTTTAGACTTGGCAAGTAATCGAAGTTGGTCTGCAAGATAAGGCATTTCGTCTGGTTTTGGTATTCCATGTAAATCCCTGTCAACGTCCAATGCTCGGCAGACACCAGAATCTTTTGTAGGTATATGGTCTGAAACACCACCTGCGAGATGACGTGCATCGGCAAATGTGCCGTCTGAACGCTTGTCTCTTTCAGGGTAAGCTGCATTTATCTGGTCTCTTAGTTGCTTAGCGGCTTCGCTCAGCCATGGTTTAGGACTCATCGCGAATAACCACATGGGCGGCGTTAGAGCACTCCCATTGTTTTTGGGCGTTAAGAGTTAGCTCGTCATGCTCGCAAGGAGCAGGAGCAATAAAGGCATCATCAATCGGGTCATAAGTAAAGCCAATAGAAGCGTAGTTAAATCTTATGCGATTGTTGTAGCTAGTGCGAAGGCAACGCTGTCCCCTAAATTCTGCGTACCATTCTTCAGGACTTTTACCATCAATCAGCTCTGTCTCATCTTTGCCAACAATAACTTCTGTGACAATGTTTGAGTCATCGAGGAACGCATAATGAGCCATTAGACGGTCACCGTTCCTGTTCCTGCTGTGAACTGATAAATCTTGTAACCGCCTGCTGTTGTCTTTGTGTAAGTAAGACCGCCACCAATAGTTGTTAAATCTGCAAGGGTGTCTGCATAACGAAGAATTACAATACCCGATGAGCCATTTCCGCCCGCGCCTGTATCATTTCCCCCGCCACCGCCGCCTGAGCCACGATTAGCAGGTGAAGCATTAGAACCAGCAGCAGCAGATTTTCCACCTGCACCACCAATCGATGAGCCCCCCGATCCAACAGTCCCGTTTTCGCAACCGCCGCCACCGCCGCCTGCATAAAATAATGCACTGCCAGAATAAGAATTAGATATACCAGCAGCACCGTTACCGCCGTTATCGTTGCTAGGAGGAGTTCCACCAATTGCGCTAGCCCCGCCGCCGCCTGCGCCCTGATAGTTTGCTGCGATATTTGCGCCGCCTGCATATCCTTCTACTGGTGTATAAATTCCAACGTTACCCGCGCCTGGTGTTGGGTTACTAGTAAGGTTAAATCCAGAACCACCACCTGAACCGCCCGATGTCGGAGTTTGACTATTCCCAGTTCCTCCGCCGCCACCGCCCGATGCTGAAATACTTGAAAATACTGAATTGCTACCAGTCCCACCGCGATTGTATGCAGCTCCTGAACCACCTGAAGCGCCCGCGCCAACTGTTACAGTAAATGATGAGCCAATGCTAAATGCAGCGGCAGTTCTAAAACCACCCGCACCCCCGCCGCCGCCCCAGCGCGATGCACCACCGCCTGCGCCTGCGACTACTAGGTAATCTACGGAAGTTGGAGCAACGGGAACGGCAACACCGCTGCTAAAAATTCCTGCTGTAATGCAACCAATCATTAGGCGATTCCACCTACGACATACCAAGTATCCGTAGCCGTTTTGATGCAGACCGCTGTCTTGTATTGAGCCAAGGTTGGAGAAGCTGCTGTTGCGCCTGCTGAAAGGACTGTGGTAGTGCCAGAAGTGGTTGCAGAGATTGTGCAGAGTCCTGCACCTTTATTTAGAATAGTGATTGCTGTGCCTACTGGAAACGCTACAGAAGCGTTGGTAGGGATTTTGAAGGCAATAGCAGTTGCCTTGTTCATTGGGACTAGAGTTTGATAAGCGTCTGCTATGACTGCTGTGTAATCGTTAGTAGCGTCGGCATTGATCCCAAACGCCACCAAGTTATTGACCGTGGTGCTGGTTAAAACGTCACCAGTTGCTGTCGGAAAGCCTGAAATTCCCATTTATATCTCCTAGTAACCCAATGTATTAGTGCCGATTATACCGTAATAGCTCGATCCAATGATTACCGTATCGGCAATAGGCTCAAGTGTCGTGATTGTGCAGGTCATCTTATTGGGACTAATGTCCCACGCAACTCCCTGATATTGCAGGTTTTTAACGATAGTGCTGTTATCTGGTTGGATATTTGTAATCAGCAAATTCGAAAAAAAATCAAGCCCCAGCATAGTATCCGTTGGGACGGTGGATTCCAATAAATCAACAACCATCTCATCAATGCGGATAGTTGTTTCTTGTCGACTGGCGACGTACTCCTTGGCTATATTGGAAACGATGGTGTCAGTCTCAGCTACAAGGTCTGTCTGTGTAACTGAGTGAGGAAAGTATTTATCGATTGAAGTCTGATTGCTAGCCACTTGAGTAGTGGAACCAACACGCGCAAGATTGGCTTGGTTAATAATGAGTTTGTCATCAAAGGCAAACTTCAAATCTTTGTAAGGAATTCCGCCAGTTTGATTAAAAGCTGTTGTATCTGTACCAAGAGACGCCATAACCTGCGCTCTGGACTTAAAAACGGCTGTGCCTGAGCCGTCCATATAGAACGCCCCCGTCTCAGAAAACTCTGCGTTTTTAATTGCCTCAAGGCTTGTACGGCTAGTGGCTGGATCTGCAATGCAAGTGTTAGCCCCTGTAGATATCGTACGCATGGAGGAAGGAAATGAGACTTGATTTAATATCTTTCCAATGCGTGTGCCAGTGTCTTGCCCTGCACCTGAATCTGTAACAGTGGTAATATTGGCAAGGTTAAAAAGTCTAAAGGCATCTGAGCAAACTAGGTCAACATAACCTGTTTCCTGAGAAACTGGATAGGTATAACGATACTCAGTTACATAACCTGAAAATAGGTATTTCTGAGTTGTGTTTGTAG